CGCGATGGGAACCTGTTAAAACGAGGTTTTTGGTTTTGGAAGCCTTCTATTTTTTTTTGGCGACACAAAAAATCTGCGGAGAAAAAAAATAATTTCCCAAAAATATTTTCCATTTTTTTCGCAACTTTTTTCACAACTGACCGCCCGCATCCTTGAACGCTTGAGCGATGGGTCGGGCTTCGTCCACGAACTCGTTGCGTTGTTCGGGTGACCATTGATCGACCACTTTCTTCGCAATCCATTGCTTCGCAAGGACTATGTAGTGATGCCAAGCTCGCTCGGGTCGGGGTGTGCTGTTCTCGATAGGGTCGGGGAGGATGCCAGCCCATAGCGCGAGTTGCTTAAGCTGGCCGGGTGCAGGGGCTTGTAGGGAGGGTCTGGCCTTTGCTACCCGCTCTAGCCTACGAGCCTGTTCCCCATTGATACCCGCTATTGATAGGATGGTATCGAGGTCGGCATCCTCCTTACGAGCCGAGGCTATAATGTCCCCAGCGTCTGCGGCTAGGGAGATGCACTCCCCCATATGCTCCACCGTTTTTTCCTTTGACTTTTCTAATAATGTGATGGTTTTCTTTAGCTCGATTCCTAGTTGTTTGTCGCTCATTTTCTGGGTGTCCTTTGGTTATGCAAAAGCCTCGGCCAACTGCTCGGCCTCTTCTTCTGCGGGTGGTTCGATCTCACGGAAACGCTCTTGGTTGAATCCTCGTTCTCTGTGGGGCGGCGTGGTTGAGCAGGGGTTGATAAGCCCTTCCAAAAGCACGGCTACCTCCCCTGCCTCGCCCCTCCAATTCACGCCCACTTCCATAGATCGGATTTGGTAGATGCGGTCTTGGATTGGCAATGCCTTGAATAGCTTGAGTGCTTCGGCTGGGAAGCGATCATCCACACACACCACTTTGCTCCCTACCCTCACCGTTTTTTCCCTCCCTTTTTAATGCCCTTGGCGAACGCATCCTTGTTCCATTTGGGACACTCTTTCCTACGCCTTTCGTGGATTCTCTTGGCTCGCTCCTTGTAAATCTCCCTCACTCGCTCCGTCCGTTGGATTCTGAGGGTGAGGCCAGTCCGCTTGGTGAACTTGGAAATGCGAGCAGATAGGGCGGCTCGGGTGTAGGGCTTGCCTGTCGATGGGTTCATGAATCTGGCGGCCAAGCTGGTTAGACTCTCGGGCGATCGGTTCGACATCGTGGCCAGAATCGCCTCATCCAAGGTATCGTCTCGCTTGTTCTTGAGGGTGGGGTTGTCGGTCTGGTTAGATATGGTTTCCTCAACGATCTGGGTCAGCATCTTTGCCAGCATATCGAGGCCAAGGGCGGGGTTCATCGCTTGCATCTGCGAGAGCCGTTCCCGCATTTGATCTTCTAGGGTGTCGATAGTCTCTGCCATGTCGGGGGTGTAGCTTGCCCGAATGGAGTCGGCTGGGTCTTGTCCGTCTGTTTTCATTTTGCTAGTGCGCTCAGTCTGAGCATCCCATCCATCCAATCCTTGCGTTGCTTCCGTTCCTTATATGCCTCGGCCAACGCTCCGAATCCACGATGCAACACTTTCCTCTTCACCTTCTTGGGCTTTTCTAAATACCAAGGCTTCTTCATTTTATAGCATCCCGCCATTGGCTTGTACGCTTTGGCTTCTTTATCTCACCGTTTTCCGATAGGTAACGAGCGTGGTACTGGATCGCCCCTTGGCTTTTGTTTAGCGTCTCGGCAATCGTCCGGGTGGGTATGCCGTTCACGATAAGCGTCTTTACTGCGTCTCGTAATAGCTCGATCTTGTCTTGCCTCTTGGTCGTTGCCATTAGGCTTTCAAGATCACCAGCCGTGTATCGCTCGTTGATAATCGCCTTGGCCTTGGCCGCTGAGGATATGAATGGTTCGTTCATCTGTTGTTAGCTTTAAGTTGCAGATTTGTTAAGGCAAGTGCTATCTTTTGGGTGTTCATAAGCAATAGGCATAAGCAATTTTCCCCTTTGTTTTTGTGTATTTTGCTTCGCCGCTCTCTAATGCATCCCTCAATTTTTGGGAAAAAGGCTTTAACTTTCCTTTGTAATAACTTCTTATTGATTTGTCGTGGTATCTTTTGCCGTTCCAAATTATAATATCAGCCCCTATTGTCTGCCCAACTGTTTTGAAGTTGCTTGCCCTATAAATTATTCCTGTATGCCCATATTCTAAATCTGAATATGACACAACAATTCCATCAGACCTCCAGTTCTTCCTTAAAAGTCGAATGGTTTTTGATATAAAAAAGGACTCTGCGTTTTTGGGCGTTGCGTCAATAAGGCATAGCCGCCGAAGTTCTATAACCTTTCCCGGGTCATCAGAAAATCTTTTCCATTGTCCAGCCATAGCAAGTTTCCCGTAAAACATCGCGCCAATCATAAGGCCACAGGAGTCTTTTAGGCGGTAGCAGTAATCCGTTGTGCATCCCCTAATTGATTTTGAATAGTGCCATTTTTCTATAAAACCCTCAATATGTCTGCGAAAACAACGCTCGACAAGCCATCCCCGGAAGTCCTTGTCTTTAGTTTGGAGCGGCGAGGTCGGAATTGCACCGCCATCCTCCCCTTGGAATAGGGGAAGCTCTGCTATTGAGCTATCTCCGCATAACTTCACAAATAATACTCTGCCACACTTTTCCCGCTATTCGTCTTGATCGTGCGCTTGTAGATTGGGTGTCCCATCTTTTTCAGATCGCATATGCGGCTGGCCAATCTGAAGCATCTGAACCATTCCAGCGCATCGAGAGCCGTGATCGCTCGCCCTGTTTTTAGGTGGGCTAGGATTCTGGCGTTCTGGTCGTGGCCGTCGCTCTCTTTTGGGTGAGTGGTTCGGGCGAATGGTAGCTCGTATTGTTCGGCAAGTAATATCATTCGATGCTCCTTTTCTTTGCTCGCATAGCTGAGTGTCTGCATTTGGGAAACTCGACTAGATTCCTTCCTGTGCCTCGTCTCGCTACGAATTTGTTTTTTATCGCATGATAGACGCTTCCTCTTTCGCAACCCCAAGCCTTTGCAAGTTGAGCCGGAGTAGCCCCCGAATCAATCTGGGTTTTCCATAGCTCCCAGCGTTTCTTCACCACCTCATAAGAGCGATTGCTTCTCACGGTTTGGAATGTAGGCAATAATTCCTTTGGGGTTTCGATGGGTATGTCATCCCCTTGGATGTGCTCTGTGATGATTTTGCGGGGTATTGTGAGTCGAATTTTGGCCATTATAGAGGCTAGGTTATCAATCTGCCCCTTGTCTGAGTTCTCCTTTAGCTTTCCGATTATCCCTGCAAGCTGGTTTATCTTGTGATCTTGCAAGGTAAACTTGTGGCTTTGCATAGTAAGCCTTTCCTCAACTTCCTTGATCCTGTAAGTTAATGTGCTTATTGCCGCGCCTTCCTCTGTTATCATGGGCAACCCGCTTTCACCCAATCTTCTCGGCACTTGTAGCCCATCACTTTATAGGTGGGCGGTGAGTAGCAACTATTCCGGTGGTTATCATTCATTGGCTGATTCCCTTTCTTGGTTGTGGTTTGATTCCTTCGCTGACAATTTCTGGCACACGCTCTCCAATCCTTAACAGGGGTCTTGCCCCCAATCTTCCATCCGTTGCTTTCGTAGTAATCAAAAGCGGACTCTGCATCCGTTGTCCCCCATCCGATCTCCTTTGCATATGCAGACCAATCAGAGCGAGTGGGGCGTAAGCCCTCTCTTACTATCTTACTCTTATTGTAACTCTTATTATGTACGATGGATGGTTCATCTATGGATGATAGATGGGTCATAGATGGCTCATCTATGGTGCATCTATGGTTTATCCTTGAGGCATAGCCTTGTGCCTTTTGGTTCATCTTCACAAGTCCCTTCTCTATACCAGCGTGATAGATAGCCCCATCTTTTCGGGTAAATACACCAGCGGTTTCTAGTTCAGCAAGGAGTTTGGTCGCATCCTCGCCCACCATTCTGCCGATCTGCTCCGTGGTCGGGGTGATTCCGTTGATGACAAGCCGCCCACCTTCGTTGGCTTTGTAGGCTAGGCAGAGCAAGTGAATCCATAGCCCCTTTGCACCAAGGCTCACCAAGGCTAACTTCTCGTTAGAGAGCCAGCGGTTCGGTTCAAAGGCAAACCAGAAGTTGTCTCTCTTCATTTGCGCTTCTCCTTGTCTCTCTCCCGGTAGGTCTTGGCTCTGGCCAGTAGTTCTTTTGTGACTTTGTGGGAGTAGTCCAAGTGGGTGCGGACATCTTTGAAAGCCTCTCTCTGGGCTGGGGTTAAACTTTGGAATAGTTCCTTCACTCTGCTTGCTAGGTTTTTGTGGAGGTCTCCGACAAGTGCCAATCTCTTAACGCTCATCGTTCCACCACTTTCTTATCGCATCCCACAATAGGCCGAGCAGAAACATCGCCCCAAGAAAAACGCCGAATAAAAAGGCGAGTGCCATGCCAGCCTCTACCAATATTTTCAGAGTGGAAAAAAGGAAACTTATCATTTGGGTGGGGTCGGCCACGCCGCCCATTGACTAACCCTCGAAGCCACTTGCCAGTCCCCGACATAAAATTTCTCATCAATGTACCGCCCTCCCAGTATTTCGCCGTCTCGATCCAATAACACTTTTTCATAGTTCTCTGGCCTTTCTTTAATTGAGTTCCATTGAATCATCGTCCACCGCACCTTCGGTACTTGGACATCAATCGACATTTGCGGGTAGCCTTCGTATCGCTAACACCACTTCGTTGAGCGTGTCCCTCTGCACTTGATCTTCCACTCCGTCTGCCAGTTGTTGAACCAGCTCGGCACAACGATTCCTTTCGAGGGCTTCCGTTCTCCTCATCCCTTCCCGCAGAATTGCGGAAAGGTCGGGGAGTAGGCTTGCCCCTATTGATAATGTCTTGGGTGGTTCAGAATGGAATTGCATCTTTTTTGTCCTCTTCGGCCAATATCTCGGCGATGATTTGATTTCTGATTAGGTCGTTTGCGTATGGCTTGCCGTCTGCGGCGGGTTTCAATTCTTGCTTTGATAGCCAATCGAGATAGTCCAATCCCTTCCCACTTGGGAGTTGACCGATCTCTCGTAGGCTTGAGCCTTTGTGCTTGCCGAACTTTAGAACCATATCCCGCTTTTCTGTGGCTGGTGCTTCCTCTCTCACCAGTTGAGCCGTGATCTCAGCCACCTCTGCCTTTGTAATCTTGGCGGGGGGTGGTTCGTTCTTGATTGTGTTGAGAGGCTCGTTGTCGAACCCGCCGTGAGGAACTTCCTCTGCCGGAGTTGTGCTTAGGTTGCGGTCAATCAGAACCACGATGTGAGCAAAGGCAGAGCGGCAAGCCCTACTGATTGCCCTCGTCTGGCACATGGCTCGCTTGGCGTAGGTCGGGCGGGTTGCCCACATCGGCTCGTCATCTCCTAAGAACCCCTCGGCGCTCGATATGACTTGGCCGTTGTCCATTCGCTTCACTTCACCGATGCACCGATACCCATCTTCGAGCCTCTCAACATCTCTTGCACTTGCAACGCATCCGTGGGCTACTGCGATGGCTTGCCATCCCTCGACTCGCACATAATCCTTTTGGCCGATGCGTTGGCAAGTTTGTTTTACTATTTCTCTACAAGCCCCAGCCACATCCGTTGCTTGTCGAATATGGTTGGAGACTCCGTTGGTGGTTGTTACTAATTCCATTTTGGTTGGTTCTTTCTTTGGTTATTGTGTGCTTTGTTCATTACCGAATACGCCGAAACCCTCAGCGTTCTTCTTCTTTGTCTCTGGTAGATTCAGACTCCTCATGTCTTGTCGGCTATCGAACTCTGAATCGGGGAAAGCTCCGTGACTCCTTACTACCCAGTCATCAAGGCTCTCGCCCGGTAGTCGATCTTTCATTGGTACGATTGTATATCCGTACTTATCTGGCATTGGTTGCTCCTTTGGTTGTTGTTTCTGCTGTCAGGGAAAGCCATTCAACTGGTACTTGCATTTGCAATCCTTTGGGGTGAGGGATGACCATTGCTACCCCTCCACCCATTAGGCCACGGAAGTTAACAAGCGTATCCTCGTCCGTGAATGGGCTATGCATTGTTACGATCTGATCTACTTGGAATTGTGTAGCCATTTATTTTGCTCCTTGTTTTATTGTTTCGATGATCGGGTTAATCCATTTGTGAGAGATGTCGTGGGAGGGTATGCGGAAAACTAGGATGCCTTTCGAGGCGGCGAGGTTGTACTTTTCCATATCCCGCAAGAATCCTCCGGGTCGTAGGTGACGGCCTCGGATAAACACCCCGCCCTCAAGTTCAATGGCCACCTTCAATCCATTCGACTCCACATAGAAATCAAATCGGAACTTCCTCTTGTCATCGAACTTGTATTCGGGCGTGAGCTTCGGGCCACGGAGCACCATCCAAAGCAACTCGAACTTGCCCGAGGGTTTCAATTTCGCCCCGCCCAGTTGTTGCTTGGTATGGATTCTTCTTTAGGGCGATTGCCCTCAGCCACGATTTTGTCCATCTTGTCCAACTCGGCGGCCACCCATAGATAAAAGTTCCGTCTCTCGTAGTTCTGTTGGTCGATATGCTTTGCAAGTAGCCTCACCCCTTGGAGGATGAGAAGCCCAAAGAAAATAGAGAGGCCAAAGATCACCAGCGAATCCTCATCTTGTGCCACTCGGTAGAGCAGTAGGCGGGGTTGGTAATGAAAGGATATTTCTGATCGTCCTTGCTCACGAATCCTTCCCAAAGAACTTCCCCCGCCTTTTGGTTCTGGTATTCCATCTCAGTCCAACACGCTTGGAGTTTGTCGTGATCGAGGCGGGGCATGCGGAGAAGAGCGTTGGCCTTCACCTCGTAGCTGGCGGGTTCGATCTCCTCGATGAGCTTGAGCCGTTCCGATATAGGGAGAGGGTTGGCGGGGTCGAACGCATCAATCAAGATGATCGTTCCCTTGGCTGACCTTGTCCTCATCCCCATTATCTCGCCGTCTATGTAGCGAGCCTTGATCTCGATTCCCTTAAGCCGTTCAAGAACTAGCTCGGAGTTCTTGGCTTTAACTCCGTGGCGATTCATAACCAATCCGGTAGCCTGATCGAATAAGAACCGCCACCCATTCGCTTTCGGTTGGTGGATGAAGTCGGCGTACTCATCGCCGTAAACATTGTGAGCGCAAGCGACTGGTCGGGCTGGTAGCGGGGATTTCATTTGCGTATTATTAGGAAGGATTTCTGGGGTGTAAAGATAAATCTTTTACCTTGTGAATATCATTTCCACGATGGCCAGTACCGAGCCAGCCCCGATGATGAGGCCAGCGATATAACTGAGGAGGAGTTTGTTCATTTGGTTGTTACCTCCTTAAAGTTTTTGCAATAAGTCCATTCCCGATAGGCAATCGGGGATTCATCACGATTGCGGATAGCGTTCATCAGTTTGTCTGAAATGTGCCATAGGTCTTTTTTGTTGGCCTTGACCCAATACAAAACTCCAAAGAGCTTTGTTGCCCATTTGCCTTTTCTGTATGCCCATTGAACTTGACTTTTCATTTGTGGTTGGTTCTTTCTGGTTGGGGGTTACTGGCCGATGTGTTTGGTTGCGAGTTTCTGGGCAACTTGCAAGGCGGTGGGGGCTTCGTAGTAAATGCCATCAAAGAAAGCGTAAAATACTTTCTTCCCCTTTCGGCAAAGGTCGGCGATGACTGATGGCGTGTTGTCGATGGGGTAGAGAAAAAGCTCTACGAGGTCATCGAACTTTTGCGAGTCACTCAGGGTTTCCGTCTTTTCCGCTGTGGTCATTTGCATATTGCGAATCTATACCACCCCACCTAATCTGTAAAGGATTATTTAACCTTATCTTGACGATTGTTTGCAACTCTTTGATGCTGGGGGCTTTATAGGAGGGGAAATAAGGCGAAAGTATGGGGTTCTGCGGAGATATTTTTGCCTTGGCCCACATCTTAGCGACTCGTTGTGCTTCTTTTTCTTAGCGCAAATTGTTCCTTTAAACTTTCGCATCTCCGCTCTGCCATCTCGAACCATTTGAGAAACGAGCCGTGAAGTTGTAGTGGGGTGACGCTTTAAAAGTTTGCCAATTTGTTTTGTTGTGAGCCAACCCGGAGGGATTTCTTCTTCATCCCTTTTTAGAATATGATCGGCAAGTGCTTTGACCCATTCGCCACTCATCAAAATGTTTTCATGTTGGTAGGCACGATGAACTTTCCGTTGCGCTCCTTGGCTTGAAAAACATCATGCCCATGTTCGTGAATCAATCCGAAAGCCCAGCCGTGTTGCCATCGTAGTCTCCTCATCTGGCCTCTCGTATATGATGGCGTTTTATTACAGCAACAGCCGATATTGTAAGCCTCCCTTGAATCAAGGCTCACGCTCTTAAAGTAGTCGATGGCGTGGGTGTGGCCGAACAAAACCGCCCCTGCTCCGTAAGCGTCTGCGTGTTGCTTTGCTCCGTGCATTGAAGCTCCGTAGCCATGAACAAAAGTAAGCGAACCATTCTTATATACTCCCGCCGTTGAATCGTATGGATACATCTTCCCCCTCGTCTCCTTCATAATGGTTTCGATATTGTTGCACCCGTCCAAAGCGTAATCCCTAGCCACCCCACTTCGGACATTGGTGGACATATCAAAGATGCGCTCATCGTGATTGCCCCTAAGAAAGATTCGCTCTTGGCCAAACTTAAAGAACGACCTTATGAACTCCTCGCCCTCATCCCAATCTCTTTGAAGCGAAGAGGCTTGGTCTGTATCATCTGCTCCCCTGCGTATAGCTCGGAAGTCCCAGTTGTCCCCTATGTTCACCACCAGATCGGGCTTGTAGTCGGCACAAAAAGCAAGCAGGGCTTTGATAGTAGTTGGGTCTTGCTCATCTCCGTGGACATCGCCGGCGGCCACGAACTTTATTGGCTTCACTTCTTCCCGCCCATCATCTCGAAAATCTTTTTGCACGAATCTCTTGCTGTTGTAGCGCAAAGATCAGTATCCTCCATTCCCAATCGTGCCAGCTCATAGATTATTTTTATTTGCCCTCGAAGCGTCATTAGATATGAAATTTGGTCTACCGATTCGGCTATGGAGTTCTCAGTTACACTAATCGTTGGCATCGCCCACAATGGCCCACTTGCTCCGTGTTCAGCTTGCCCTGCCCTATACTTAGTTTCGATTGCCTCAATCGTTGCAAGTTGAATCTGGCTAAGGTGGTAGGCGTGTTTCTCCGTGAATTCATTACTCGCCACTACCTTTATCCCTGTCATCCCCTTTATCGACTAGCCCAAGGATTCTTTTTCACAATACTTTTCTTTGCAATTAGTGTAGCTTTCTGTGGAGTGACAAGCTCTCGCCATCCAGAAATGCATCCATCTTCTAGGTGAGGTTCTTCCCATTCGAGATGTCGAAGCTGATACTTCTCACCTATCTTTTGGCAAATGGCATATGTCTCGGAATCGTCCCATGCGACGATAAACGAGCCTGTAGAGCTTAGGGATAGGGGAACATAGTCAATAGCGTGACTCCCCTTACCTTGGTCGATATGGAGCGATTGTGGGGGTATTCCTCGGGCATTGGTAACTTTCGTCCCCGCCTTTGTTCTGCCTTGGGCGTATAGCTCCTCTTGTTCCTCTGGTGTACGGCTTGAACAATAGATTAGAACTGGAATCTTTTTGCTTATCAGTTCCGAATACCACCTTGAAACTCTGTCGCCAAAACTAGGCTCAAGGTTTTTGATATGCCCCCTCGATCTCTCTGAGGCTTCTTTGATCGTCATTTATTCTCGGCTCTTGCCCTCCACCGCTCTTGTTCTGCGATGGCGTTGCTTAGTGCTTTGAGGGCTTTAGCATATTGTTCTCTAAACTCTGGGCGAACTAGCCCAATAGTTCTTTCTAGTCTGTCCCACTCCATAATGAGTTCGGGAATGTCGGCAGGGGAAGGGGCGGTGTAGGTGTATTGGGTGGAAGCGCAAGAACTAAGGACGATGCCGCCACCAATTATCCAAATCAGCATCACGCAACTTACGCCGATATTCAATTTCCGCATCATCTCGTTCTGTCCTAGTCTTAGCACGATTTTTAAGCCACCAGAAAAGGATTCCAACAACTCCCGCAAGCGAGGCGATAGTGGCCTCAAACATGGCCTACTTCCGACTTAGCTTAGACAATAGACTAACGATCTTAGTGAGGGTGGCCTCTGGCTCTTCACCCGGAATCAAAGAGGCAACGGCGATCACGGCAGACAAGAGAGCAACCAACGCACCCACCCAAGCGAATACATCCTGTGACTGAATGAAGGTTAAGATTTGTTCCATAAGAAGAGGGGGGGTGTCAAAGGCTAACAAATCAAGAATGGTCTCGAAGAGTGCAGGTGAGGGAGTCTATCTCGGATGTGTAAAATTCATCCGTGGTTCTAAAGGTTATTGGAACAGATATATCATCTGTAATTTGTAGCGTGCTGGTTGTGTTGAATGTTTGCGAGTCTGATATTATTGGCGCACCTTCTTCAACTCCGCAATATATACCAAAGGCAACATAGTAAGACCCGCCAGAATAAATTACATTTCTTCCATCTTCAAGTATGTCGGATGATGTTGAAATTGATATTGGGTTATCGAAAACAGTTAATGGTGGCCTTGGAATGTCTTGTGCCCACCCCCATTGTAGTAAGTCTGGATAACCTGCGTCTGGCAAATAGGCGGGGCAAAGCGTGTCGGACATTTTGGCTTGTCCTGTGCCAGTAAAGCTGTACCCAAAATCTTCTGGCCCTTTTTGTGTTCCGCTAATTGTTATTGAGCCAACCATCCAATATAATGCCATCGCTTGTTCTAGCGAAAATGGCCCTTGATACCTAGTGCGATTAAAGACACCAACACCATCAAACCCAATCTTAGGGCAAAAGGGAAAGTAGTTAGGATGCAAAAACGCCATAGAGGATTTCGTTGTGGGCAACTGCCCAGAGTTAATAGCCGATGACGGTTATGCGGTAGGTGGCGGTGTTCACATCAATGGCGGCACTATCAGAATTTGTGCAACTAAGGCAGACGGTATTCGTCTTGTACGCCACGCCTTGAATGACTGCCCCCGCTGAAACTGCCGATGGTAAGCCAAGCAAAACAATCCCATTGACGGTAGCACCAGTAACCACTACATCCCGATAATGCTGATCGTTTCCGTTGACTGTTCCAAAGGTGACGGAGGTAAGGGTGGTGACGGTATAGGAAGATTGCGGGAGAACTCCGTAGCTAACTCCGCTTGCAATCAGCCCGACATTGATTAGGCCAGAAACAACATTCCCATTTGATGTCTGGGCAGTTGGTGTGCTCCCGTAAAAACCCATGACGCCCGATAAGGCTAGGCCAGTAGAAAAACTAACGACATTCGAGCCAGCGCTGTTTACTAGGGTGCGGTCGCCATAGTTTACTGCGGTCACGCCGGTGGAAGATTTTAGGGCGCGGTTGGCCGCATTAACATTCGTTGCAGAATCCGCAATAAATCCAGCGTCCACTTGTGCCTTGGTGTAGTAGAGCGCCAAATCGGCAGGGACCAGTGCCCCGGTCAAAATAAGATCCTTACTAATTGAGGTGGTGTACTGGAGAAGGGTCTTTGTCTGGCCACTCTCCGTCATCTCAATCTCTAGGGTGGGCGTGATAGTATCAGTTCCCGCCTCGTTGAATAGTTCTTCCATCTCGCTCGTGGACATGGTGACGGTGGAGGTATACCAGCTATAAGTTTGTATGCCTGTGGAATCTAGGGTCAAGGCGGTCGAAACATTTTGTAGGCCGAGAGCGTTAACAAAGGATATGATCAATCCCCTCTTTGAATCGCTAAAAACCGAGATGTTTCCCGATCCAATTCCAGTTATTGCAGATAAAATTGTAGCCGTACTATCAGCGGTTTGATCGTAGGAAAGGGCAACCGAGTAGCCACCATAAGCCAAACTATACGAACCACCATAAACATCGTTTCCGATTGTAAGGGCGTAGGTCTCGTTTAATGATGCCGAGCCCTCTTGTGTTGTTGTGAGGGCAACGCCAGTACCAGAAACAGAAGTAAAGGAACTAGAAAAGACGGCAGGGCTACGGCTTAAGGAAACAATCTGCTGAGCGTAGACGGAGGCGGTGGGGACACGACGGGTGTTGACTTGAACCGCCGCCGTTGGGAATAGGGTGAAGGACAACGCTCCAAAGCTGAGAGCCGTGTTAGCGGTGGCCGCCGTGATAATCCAAGCTGAACCCGAATCTCCGTAGGTTGTAACGGTTACATTCCCTGCAATAGCACTAACCGCAGAAAGCACTTGAGCCGTTGTTGCGTTAAAGGATATGGCCGTTGAAGTTCCGGTTGTCGTGGTTAGTTTGAATTGCCCATCAGTTGCAACTGCGTCGATGTTGCCTATTCCTAACGAAAACGAGGGAGAGGATAGAACTGCGTCTGTATATGCTCCGCTTTCGTTCCTTTCTAATACTCTCAATCGAAAGGGGTAGACATCGTTGCGGGTAAAGGCTGGCAAAGAACCGTAGGGGGCAGAGCCACCATTGATAAGGCCACTAGATTTGTCGAGAAGAATGTCGATGTTTGATGCCATATTGGTTGGTCCTTGTCACCTACTGGGCTTTTTTGGGAGCAACATAGGTATAGACAACTATTGTTGATGGTTCTCCATTGGAACATACATTTAATGTAACTCTTTCTGCATCTAAGTGTAGTTTAATTCCGTCATCTGTTTCTTCTGTTTTTATTGAGTATCCAGCAAGCGGAACAGTACACTCGATTCTTCTAACCACTCCCCGAAAATGGTTGCCAGATAGTTTTAAGTCCTTATCTGGGAGCATAGTGAGCTTGGGTTCTCGTGCCATAAAATCTTAATTAGTATAAGAGAAATTATACAACGCGATTGTTTCTGTGTTTCCGGGGTTGATTGGGGTGCTTTTATCAAAAACTTCCTCTGCGTAGCCAGCCTCTTGAAAATTAAGGGTATAGAGAGTTAATCCTCCTCGTCTTTCTGTTCGCATTGATACGCACCGATAGCCGAAGTAAAAACCACTAATCCCGATAAAACTAGTGATAGAAAGATCTGAACCAAGATCGCGGGGATATGATATTTTAAATGACCCCGATCTTCTTGCGGGCGGCATTGTAATGCCTCTAAAGGTGGTGGGCATTTCTGAAAATAAAAAGGTTGATATTGTTTCGGCCTCTGCTCCTGCGCCTCCTTCGCCCAAAAACTCTAGCTGTACTGTTATCCCCTTACCATCTATCGCGCCAGAGCCATTTATTGGGAAAAATTGATTTGGTTGTGCCGTGATGATCCCAAAAATAAGGGGGCCAGAGTTGGGAATCAAGGTGATCTTTGGGGCGTTTGCGTTAATGGCGTTTCTTGTGCCAATAGTTTGAATCACAAATTCAGCTAATCCCCCATTTGCCAGATTGGTTTCGGTGTCGGTGACGACATAGTTGCTCTCGGCTGAGAAGGTGTTGGGGGCTATGCCAGAAAACTTGTCATCCTTCTTGGGGAGCAGGGACGCTAGTTGGGCGGTTGTTGCTGTGTATTGGTATGTAATATAATCAAAGCCATACTCATCTGTTTGAGATTTCTTTGAGTTAAGAACTGGCAATGTACCGATGGTTGATGTGGCCATATAATTATTTTACAAAAGCGTAAGTACGCATCTCTTTGAGGTTGTCATCTAGTAGGTCGTAAATGTCTCCGAGTCCTTTTTCTCCTCCTGCCTTAGCCCCTCCCTTGCCCCCGCCTCCGCCACCGCCTCCTTCTTGAGCACCCCTCTTTATTTTGTCATCTAGGTCTCCAACAGATTTTCCCAAGTCAGAAAAGTCATCCCCAAGATTACTCGCCTCTCCTCCTGTATTCATGAAGTCATCAACCATACTCCCAGAGTTTTTTGTTATGCTGTCGGCTAAGTTATTGGCATCCTTCATTACATTATCGAAAGATGGCAATAAATCAGACATACTAGAACTAAAGTCATTTGTGGCCTTGCTTGCTGACGAACTGCTTTTCTTGAAGTCACCTAGTTGCTTTTTTGCTTCTGCTAGTCTGTCATTATATTGTTTAAGACCCTGCGAATTGGCTCCCTCCAATCCTCGTACTTGTTTCCGTCTTTCAGCAATCTCATTATCTACAGCATTACGATCAGAGCTTTGACCCTTTTCCTTTAATTGTTTTGCTACATTATCTCTAAATATTTCGGCTTCTTGTTGCTTGCGTTTTTCAAATTCTCTTTCCGCCCGTGCCGCCGCCCCAACCTCTGCCGATGTTTGGCGTTGTCCGGGGCCACGAGTAGATAAACCCGGAACTTGGCCATTATATTTTGCCGTTCCTCCACCGCCTCCACTAAAACCCCCGCCCCCACCACCCCCTCCGCCTCCCCCACCTCCTCCTCCACTAAGCGGAGCCGCTTTTGCCGCCTCTAGTTCGTCTTGAAGTCCTTTTTGTTTGTCTGCTAAATCTTGTTCTGCTTTAAGGTTTGCGTCTATCCTCTTTTGTGTAGCTTCTTGAGCCTTCACCTCTGCATCGTATAGATCGTTGAATCTTTTCTGTTGTGCTACACCAAGTTCTTGTTCTTTTTTGATTTGTGCATCTATTTCTTTTTGCCGTGTACTAGCATTTTCAGTTTCGGTCTTATTTCTATCATCAGCAAATTTTGCCCTTATTTCGTCTGCTTGTATCGCATATTTTCGAGTGATTGCTAGGGCTGTCTCGCTTTCGTGAATAGCACTAACTCCGTCTAGCTCCTTAGCTAAGGCTCTTGAGTTTAATTCAAGTGCCTTATTTTCTGCATCAAGCCCTTGCATCTTTTGCAAATGAGCCAATTCTGATTCTGCCCCAAGTCGCTTAATTTCTTTTGCTTGGTTCTCAACAAGCAAAGCCTGTATATCCATCACGGCGGTAGATTGGGTGATGGCGTTAATTATGTTATCGAGAGGAGATTCATTGATTTCCTTTATTTTCTTTCTTATCGTCTCTGCTACTGACTCAAAGTTCTTTGCTTGTGCCGTGGCCTCCGCAAAGCTCATCGCCTTCGATGCCTTGTCCATCCCTGCAAATGCTTCGGCTACTGCCTTTTCTGATTCCTTTACCGCTTGATTGATTTTATTGAAAGAATCAATTAGGGTCTTGCCAGCTATAATAATTGCCGTACCAGCTATTGATGAACCAAGGACTTGACCGAACGCTCCTAGCGCAGACGAGGCGATGTCCGTTCCATCTTTTGCCTCAGATAACCCCTTAACAAAGTTCTTTAATGCGCCAGACGCTTTTTTAGATGACACATCTAGGCCACCCAGACTCTTATCATACTGACGCACCCCCGAATCATCGGCTTGCGTTTCGATCTTAAAGATTAGCGGTTCCATTAGACTGCCTTCACATTCATTTTCTTACCAAACCACGCCGCAGAATTTCTCTTGATCACAAGCTCATACATTGATTTTATCTCTGCATCAACTCCCATCCGTAAGCCAGACTCTTGAATGGCTCGTGCTTTGGCAATATCGTTTTGGCTACGCATGGGTGTTCCCTTGTATCGAAGGTCAAACACACCAGCCCCATTCCATATCGTGAAAATAGATTGACCCGGAGCAACCCTATCTATTGTTGCCCCTCCTCCGTATGCCTTGCCAGAAAGTCTTTCAAGTGTAGCTGGGCCAAAGTCTCCCCTGCCGAATGGTCTGCCTAAAGCGGCAGAGGCACAAGCCCAGCCAATCCTCAAGAACTTCGAGCCTCTAGCCCTTGCCTTTAGAAAGGCTTTCGTCTTGCCATCCATAAACCCACCGCCCTTGCCAGCCTTCTTGTCTGCCTTGATTGGCTTGAGTCTGTACTGAGTTTGTTTCACATAATCATCTGCCCCTGTGTTGCTAAATGATTTCTTCTTAGATATTTTCATTCCAACAACATATTTCCTCGAACCACCAAGAGGCAAAAGCCCCATATTCTTCCTCTGCCAATTCATTAGTTTATACAAACCAATCCATTGTGTGTTGCCAGTTCTCTTCTTCCCGCCATCTTTAGTGATTGGAAGTGAACTTAATTCATTTCTTATGTTCTGTTGTGGGGAAAAATAAGTATTTTGTGCGGCTTTAAAAGCTATGTTTGCCATCTTTTCTTTTACCGATTCAAATACAGACTGATTTCTAACCTTTACATAAGCCTCTAAAGCCTGTTTTACTGCATCAACATTAGAGATAATGCCTCCATCCTTGCCCACGGATGCGGTTAAAATATTCATTGCCACAAAATTAGCTGATGTTAAACATCAATCCCCATCAGTTTTGCCATCTCTAACTTGTCTGATGAGGTAGCGGAGGTTTCCCGCATTAACCGATAGCCCTCTTCATAAAGGTAGGTGTGAGTTGCTTGGTTAAGGAGTCGAACTGGAATGTTCCAAAGCATATAGTCTAAACTCCATCCAGTTTTCTCGGCCAGCGCAAAGAGGGTGTAAGCCGTCCACGCTGGCGTTAGTCGTTTCCCGGTATAACATTCCCAGACGATACAACGGAAACTTTTGCCCTAGACGCTTCTTCGATCATTTCTGAAACTATGTTTGTGGCTAGGGTTCTGTCATCCTCTGTCTTATCCTCTATCCACCCAAGCAACTGATCTCTAAACTCGTCCTTATTCCACGCCAGTTTGATTGCTTCCTTGCGATTCTTGGCGATCAGAATATGGATGTAGAGGAAAGCCCATATAAAATATACAGAGGAGTCTTGCGGTTCTTTGCATTGAAGCATCAAAAGGCGAGAGCCTTCTGTATATTCAGCGATTGCGTCCCCCTTGTAATCCCTACCGGGCTTTACAAAGCTACCATTCAGTTCGTCATCTAGGATTTCATTCATATTACATTGCCCTTAATATAGCCCTTTTCAATTCTGGTTTTGCGTTTACTGGAACGAGGAGCGTCTGCCCCCCTTTTGAAATAATTTGAATAGGCTCCGTTCTCTTACATAGCCCGAGCAAGGTCTCACGATTCTCCAAGGCCGCGCGAACATAAAGTATGGGGGATTCTGGGTCAGCCGTCACCTCTGACCACTTACATTCCATTTGTTTCTTTGCCTCTGCGCTACCAGTTCCAGCGTTAAACCAGAAAGTTACCTGCCTAGTTCCGTCTTGTTTTACTATATTCGTTACTGGGTCGGATTGGCGAAGGGTTGCACCGAAAGCGGCCACGCAAGCGGCTACTTTGAGATTCGTTGTTCCCCAATAAGTAGTGCCTTCCATAAGATTAGGATTTCATTAAGAAGCGGGTTGCTTCTTAGCTTACATTCGGATAGCCAGTAGCGGAAATGTCGAGCATCACGAACGCACTATTCGATTTGTTGAGCGTCAACGAATCAATCCTGCAAGTTCCAACCGTAGTCGCATTGGCAAGGGCGGCAAAAGAACCGCCAACCGTGAGTGAAGTTGAGCCAGTAATCGCAACCGATAGGGAGTAGGCAGTTGTGGGATTGTAGTATCCGACCGCAGTAATCTCCCCTTGCTGATTCCGAACTTCGTTCTTCTCAACATTGCGCGTCTCGGAGAACGATTGCACAAGGCCGATCGTCTCTGCGGTTAAACCGAACACAAGCCCAGCCGTGCCGATACTGGTAGCGGCCATTAGATTAGAACCTCAAGAAGTTTATAGTTAGTCATAATCATCTTTGAGAGTGTCAAATATGTCTCCCAAGGAAGCGCGCTTTGATCAATTCCCACAGAGTAGAACAGACTGCACCGGAGATCAGGGCGACTAGCCATAGCTTAGTTTTGATGGTGTGGGCATCGGCCTCTAGCTTTTGTAGTCTCTGGTGGTATTCGACAATCCCTAGCTGACTCTTTTCTAAGAGGCCAATCACAAGTCCCTGCCTCTCCTCAATTCTTGCAACCGAAATTCTCACCTCGGATAGACGCTCCGAAAGTTCAGCTACTTGGTCACTACTCACTTCCACCAATCTGCCGAGTCTTTGGCAAGCCCTAGAATCGCTTTCTGTGCGTCTCTGAGGCTCGTGGTGAGGAATACAGAGGGCTGGCCATCAATGTAACCTAACGATACAAAGCCTTCGTCTAGGAGGTATTGGAGGGCTTTGATTGCTTGATCGTCTTTGCTCATGGTCACTTTAATAAAGGGTTTCGTTATTAAACTTTCACCCGCCTCCACCCCATAACCGCCATAAAATTGTCTGGAAAATCTAGTCCGTCTGGGTTGAGCTTAGTTTCGGTTTTCTCATACCTTAACTTTTTGCGCTTTTCTTTACACAACGGGAAGGTCGTGATAACTGAACGGCGTTTTACTATATGTGTGCCAAGGGGTTTTAACTTTTTTTGCAAATTAGATGGCTTCATTTGACCACCCCAAAAGACCGTTTCGACATATCTACTCCGGGTTGAATATGGCTGAAATTTTGATTCATATTATCGGCTGGCTGATATATGAAACGGCTTTTTCATTTGACCCCTGCCGATTCTGGTTGGGCGGGGCTAAAAGCGGGGGTACGGCCTGCGTCCTCGGCGGCTCCCATGTCGTCATATCTAGGAAGCAAGTTCATGTCCCGCTGGTCATGTTGCTTAGGACTACATGAGCAGAGCAAGAGGGTGAGGAGGAGGAGGGGCATTTACTCGTACCGAATTGCATCGACTTCTTCATTAGTCGTGCAGTTCAACGCAATCGCCTTGCAGGCCAGATACTTATTTCGGCACTCGTTAACCCAACCAAGAATCTGTGCCTTCTTTTCACCGTCATAGATTCCATTGGCGCAGTTACGCTCGTCAGTTTCAGTTACCTTTGTGCGGATGAGCTTCGTGGTTTCATCTGCCCAAACTAGCTTACGCTCCTCGATTGCTTCTGTTAAGGTTCTTGTGTCCTCGACCCGTACAAGTTGCCCATTTTGGTAAATTTCTTCGCGTGGCATAAGTTATCCTATGAAAATTGCTGATTGCGAAGCTGGACCCCCAGAACCGCTAAAAGTTGCATAATCAACAGATGTACTGGTATAGTCAGTAAGAAGGTTTTGCGTTTGCCCATAAGAGCTTGGGACTGGAAAAGCTGGAGTTCCGTATTGCGATGTGGGAGTCGCTGATGAAAAACCTCCCATAAATTGTGAAAATATATAATCGTTTGTGCCAGAATTTATATTAAATGATCTTATTGTTCCGCTGTTGTTTAGGGTTGATCCAGTGGCCTTGATTAAGGCAAAGAAAATCCCGCTAGGTGCTTGCCAAGATGTGCCATAAGAAACAGTTTTAACCCCGCTTGTCGCCGCATCGATTCCAGTTGCTAGGCTGTTGGGTATTTGTACTCCTACCCTAACCTGCCCATTTACATTTGCTGGATAGTAAAAAGCTAACTGGATTACTGGTGTTCCAGTATTTGTCATAGCGGTCACTACTTCAAATTTAGCTGTTGATATTGTTTTTGGAGAATTTAGGAAATATGTCGCCCAACCAGTATAATAATTATACAAGCCATTAGTTTGATCGCATCTTCCGTGAGCCATAAATGGCCCGATATATCTGTCTGATGGTACAGATGTGTTTGTGAAACTAGGGATGGATTTGAATAATGCCATCGCCTACTCCTAGCTTACTTGCGTCACTCGTGCCGTGCCAGCCGTGGCGAATACGGCCGAGTGGGTGATCGTCGTTTGATGATTTGGCACCTCGTAATAATCTCCCGCCGATAGGCGAACTTGATAGGCGATGGTGGTACAAGTGGCTCCGGGTGCGATATGAAGGTTGCCAGCTCCCTCGTTAAAAATAGTTAGCACTTCCCTTGTCGCATTGTAATTAGCCAGCACGGTAGAAGCGGTGGTGCTGGTGAAGTTAGAGGTGGTGACTGCCGTGCCTTGGACGGCGAAAGTGTTGGCGGTGACTGTGCCAGAGATGGGAAGGAGATTATTTGACGCAAACGCACCATTGCCATTTCCAACAATAACGCAGTCACCATCCTCTGATAATGGAACTGCTTGCCACGCTCCATTTGTTGTATCGTAACCAACAAGTGCAGTAGGATACTTGGTTGTATTGACCAGTTGAGAGCCAGCCGTAACTGCTTGTATATTTGAAACAGTTACAACTCCGCTAATTGGAATATTTTCATTATTGAAAGATGAAATACGGAACGGAACATCAATGCCGATTGCACTCCCCTCATCATCCATTAGCTGTGTGCTTACACCCCCATACCCGCTTATCGGTAAATTTCCCGCCGTTACCGTGCCAGAGATGGGTTGTGTTGCTGGAAAGTTAGAGATTGAAACAACGCTTCCACTTACCGCACTTCGCATATCCGTGATGGCTTGCGTTCCAAGGCTTACAACTGTGTGAGCAGTAATGTGTTGACCGCTTGAAAGGATGGTTGAAAGGGTAGTTGCTGTTTGTGTTCCGTCTAAAATTGCTAAGGCCATATGGTAGTTCCTTTGTTAAATCACGGCGACATACATTGAGTTGCGAGGTTCTGAGAAGTCGAGGTATCTAATCCCATCATCTAGTTCTGATGGAGTACAAATAACACTAATGGTCAAGCCCCTCTGCCATGCTCTTTTGTTGGCTCGAATGGATGGGCTTTGGCTACTGATTCTAGCCATGTGAATCTTTGTGTCTAAAATTGTGTTCTGAATCTTTGTTGCGAGGGTTGGGGTTTCTGAATAGAACGCTTCAAAGATCGAGCAGTATTCAGAGTCAAAATCCTCTTGGCTAATCTTGGCCGCTGTGTCGGAGTAGTTCACCGCAACACTCATATCGTACACCCCTGTGTAGTTCCCTAGCATCTGCTCATTTACAGAGGCAGATATTGTAGCAAAGGGAAAGAATCTAAGCCCGGTGCGGTTTGTCGTGTAGACATTCAGCCCAGCGATTCCCACAAGTAAATCTCTAATAGCATCCTCTACATTAAATTGTGGTGTCTGATTCATTTCTTTGCCGTTGCTGTAATGTCTAGCGTTATGGCTCTGTTCCAAGTTCTGTTATTAGCAACAACCGAGTTTCCCTCGCTAGTGATTTTAGCAACATAACAAGTTATATTAGTTGCCGTTGTAATGTAACTTGCAAGGTCTGGTGATCTGTAAAGCTGTTCTAGTATGTCATAGAACTTTGCATCAAAATCTGTTCGACTGATTGTGTCGGCTCTTGCCGTGAAGGTAAGGGTAGCGGGGGTTTTGAATACTCCTGTGAATGGCCCGAGTTCCTCACTCCCAATGGTAGCTTGAACCACGATGTTGGGCATCGTCCGAGCCGTTCCCCTCTCGCTCGTAAAGAAGTTTAGGCCAGTAATGCCAGAAACTGCGTTGAGAAGTCCGTTCTCAATCTCTCGCTCGATCGAGGCCATTAGGTTGTTATGTCGGCTAGTTCGATAGTGAAGGAAACTCCATCTACACTTTGGGAGAATCCCGCCACCATTCGTTCTACACCAGAAACAGAGCAGAGCATCCCAATCGTGGGAGCAGAAATAGAAGAGGCGGGAACGACTAGGCTCTGGGTTATCCTTAGAACCTCTCCACCAATATCCAAGTCAGTTGCCGTGGTTAGATCGGTAACAGAGGCACTCACAGCATTAGAACCCAATCCAGTTACGGACGAGTGCAAATCTTTAATCATTCCGTTTAGATCGGAAAGGAAATAGGTTGTGTCAATCGAGCCAGCCATAAATCCCCCCTAGTGTCAATCCCCTTTTATCATCCCCTTAAAGTCCCAAACATTCTGTACCGCAAACTGGTTTCTCTCTGGGAAGAACATCGTTTCCTTGTCCCTTCTAACCGAGGATGCCAAGATCATGGGCGAGCTATTGATTCCCCAGAAGTTCTCTGCCCCCCTAATTGCCCTTGCTATTTCTGCAACGCTCGATGCCGTGTAGGTATCTAATCCTTGTATCCTAATGTCTGCTGTTGTAAGCACATAGAAATTATCTTTGCCTAGTTCTTTCCATGCGCTTTCTATGAGTGAAAGCGGATTCCTGTAATCGCTTTGGCTTATCCCGAAAGGTGCGACTAGGTTATACTTCTCTGGAAGTCCTTTGGCTGGCTTATCGTCTAGCAGATCGAGGATGATGTTCGTCTTGTCTGCATCCTTAATTTCTGGGTGTGAATAGACAAACTCGTGCCAAGGGATTTTGCTTGCCATAAAAGCCTCATACCGAGTTGGCCAAATTTCTAGGTCTATCTTATCGCCTTTGTTCCCTCGTTTACAATAAGAGACCATCTCAAAGACTCCCGCATATTTCTCGTAACAATCAATCAAAACCTCGTGGCCTTTATCGGCTAGAAACTTGGCGGCGGGTAGGCATCGCAGTACATCCCCGAGACGCTCCCTGTAGATAATGGTTTTAGCGGTCATCAGCAACGCTCTTGTCTTGGAGATGGTGAAAGTATTGGCTCAATCGAACTGGGCCAGTTGTCTTTTGTAGTTCCTTCCAGCCATCCACCAGCCCATTATACCCATAGAAATCCTCCTTAAACTCAACTTGTTTCTGGATGGCGTAGGCATAGTGATCGAACACCAGCCCCCAAGTTTCCGTCACTCCCCTTGGTACTAGTCGAGATTGGATGTTGAGTCGTGGTGGTTCGTGACTGGTAAAGCATACGCCCTTGCCCCACTTCCAAGCCCGCATCCATTCATACCAGTTCGACCCGAATCCTTCCCTTGTAACCACTCGCTTGTTTTCGCCTACGAAGAAATTGCAATGGAACTGCATCGTGCATCCATCCTCTGTTCCCTTTAGGCACTCATAGATTTTCTCGATCTGATCTGCCCTCCACATCTCATCGCAATCCACCTCCATAACTACACCGGAATCTACTCCAAGGAGGGCTTGCTGAATCATCTCTAGCTTCCCGCTGAATGGTTTTCCCTGCGAATAAACAACGACATTCCCCCCTTGTATGCTCTCAATATATTCGTGCGTTCCGTCTATGCTCTTGAAGTCCTTATGCCATTTGTCGGGGATTTGCTTGCACCAGCGGGTGCATCCTAGAGGCTCGCTCACTCCCTCCACAATCCTCCATTGCCAAGGGATTTTCAGCTTTTGAAACTCTGCTAGATGCTTCTCGATAAAGGGCATCCCATTTAGAACGATGGTGAAGATGGTCAACATTGTTTTACCCAGCAAGATTCTATTTTTTGTGCCTCTGGGAATATCTCATCAACTGCCTTAATGACTCCCGGCCAAGCAGAGTTATAGTCGTGGCCAGCCAATATGCCGCCCTTGCGAATTTTTGGCATCCAGTTTGTAATGTCCAGCTTCACGGCCTCATAGGAATGGTCGGCATCTATGAAAACTGCATCTAGAGATTCGTCTTTGAAAAGCCCCGAGGCTTCATTTGTTGTCATTTTGTGGGCTTGGTAGGGTCTGGCAAGGAGAGACATATTTGAAGTAAATTTAGAATATGCGTCAGCAGATTTATCTTGTGAGCCGTCAAGGGGGTTTCCTCCCCAAGTATCAACAATATGAACTTCAATCTTTGGGCTTTTATTGTATGCTTCTACCACAAGAAACGCCGAGCTTCTTCCCTTCCAAGCCCCAAGCTCGACAATCTTTCCATCGTCTCTACAATTCTCCACAAGCATTTTATAGACATTAGGATAGTTAAACCAATCCTCCTCAAAGTCTGCAACAATATGATTCATACTTCGTAAGCCTCGTTATGTTCTCCCGCATCGGTTGGCTTGTATCCCAAGGCTGTTAGCCTCTCGACACAAGAAGAGTGTTTTTCCGCTTTTGTATAAGCCCCATCGGTGTGAAGAACTTCAAACTCGATTCTTGCAATCCTATATTTTTGAACATCAAGGCCAAGAAGAATATCGCAATCTAGTCCCTCGGCGTCTATGTAAAGCCTGTCGCATTTTGTGATTTTGTTTGAATCAAAAAATCTAGCAAGGCTTGTGGACGAAGCGTTGATTGTCCTAAAGTCTTGGTGTCCGTGTGCAGTTAGGTGGTTTGCGAATGTTGAGGCGTGGCCATTGCATGATTTCCCTTGTGGAACATATAGGCTTATTGATTCAAGATCATTTGAGACAATAGCTAGGTTGTGAAATTTTGCTTGCTTGAAATCCGAGTATGTTTGTTTGCAATCTTCAAGGGCTTCTGGATTGGGTTCTATGAGATGAATTTCTTCGATGCTCTCCCTGTTCTTTAGGCAAAAATCTAGGACATGATCTTTGCCGTCATTACATCCGATTTGAACAATGATCATAACTGAAAGATGGCCGCACCATTACGAACAGACCAGTCCTCCCATAGTAGTTCCGCAGATCGTTTCAGCTTGTGATAGTTTGCCCAATTCTTCATGGCGTTAATATCGTCTAGGGCGATGATTGCTTTATCCGCTAGGAATGGTCGGACGCAACGCAGTTCGGATTCACCAGAAAACTCACACCCATCAATCAGAACAAAGTTAAAATCTACGCTGTGCTCAAAGTGAATATCTTCGATTGCGCTGGTCTTATACTGGTAGGCGGTTTCAAGGGAAACATTGTGCCAGCCCAATACTTGCTCTAGCGGGTACTGGTTTAGGTTGGTTTTGGTAGTTTGATAGAACTCCTCGATATCTTTCTTGTTTGCCCATAGGCTGGATATTGTTGCCGTGCCGTTGATGGCGACTCCTCCCCTTGCGGATAGATTCATTGAGTGTCGGCCTATGCGGTCTGGGTGGTTCTCGATGCTAAATAGTTTCTTAGTCTTGATACATTGCGTCGAGCCGTCCCCTGTGCCTCCTCCGATCTCTAGCCCTACATCTAGCCCCTCGCTATATTTTTGGAGGGCTTGGCCGAATGAGTCGTTGCTGGTTATTTCTTGCATTTTGCCATCTCTAATAATGCCTTTTTAACTACATATTGAATGACGGCTTCTGGGTCTTTCTTCAAGGCTAGTATCCCGCACTCAAACAACTCTTTCTCTGCCTTTTTGTCATAGGTAATATCGAAATCAACAAACTTAGTTTTGCAGGGGCGAGACTTACCAAAGGTGATTATACCAAGCCCCTTCGTATTCTCTCCCTTTTTGGCTGTCCTACATCCAATTATTTGCTTTGCGCTTTTCATATATGGCTTTGCCTTTCTCGTAGTATTCTGGTTTGTTATGGTTCTTAAGCTGGTCGTCTGGGTTGCCCCCTGCAAACATAGGATTCTCGTGCTTGAATTGGATATGTCGAGCCTCGACTATTACTTGGTCTAAGTAAGCAAGGTCTGTGAACTCGTTGTCGGAATATAACCCATCGCTCTCTTGATACTCTGGATGAAACATATGCCCTTGTTTTTTTATCCTGTCTTTCGTCAGAATGGCCATACAGAGGAGTTTGTCTGTCCTAAGCCCATCTGATACTGCCAAAACCTTCTCTGCCTTTGTATCCCCAATAGCGTTCGAAATTAGGGCATCCCAATGTCTCGGGGGAGTCCAATCGTCCGACATTTGAATAATGATGTCCCCTTTGGCTATTTTTGCCCCTGCGTTCCAAGCATTAACAATCCCGCCGGGGTTGCATCGAATCCCTTGGTGGGGGGTGTAGTCTTGTTTCTCGTCTGCATCCACCATAAAAAGCCATTCAACTTCAAGGGGCTTCTCGGCCAAGCACAACCATTGCCAGCGTCTTTGCCAAGCAATCTGATGTCGGCCTCTTGTAGCGTGAATCACGCTTATCTTGGGGGCGGGTCTAGCCTTGCGAATCTTTTCTGCCTCGCCTAGTTCCCCGACACAAATTGAGGCCGTCTCGAAAATATCCATCGCTTGCCAGTTGTAAACTGATTCAACTAGATTCCAATAGTGGAGTTTTGGGCGAGCTAGTGCCATCGCTGTCCTTGCCGCTCCGTAGGTCTTTATCCAGTTCCCTTTCCCTGCCCAATGATTCGCAATATAAAAATAAGCCTCCCGCCTATCTGGTTGAAGTCCTACCGCTTGCCCTAACCAAGAGAGCCTATCGTTATCTCTAACTATTCTCCCTAGATTGCAAAGCACATCGTAGCGAAGCGTGTCCTCTAGCTCTGGAAAGGCCAAGGCTCTCATACTCGAATCAATGCACTTGTCTATCTGATTGCTTAGAAAATATTCTTGGGCTTGATAATAGAGGGAGTTGGGGGCAGTAGAGAGTGAGTCGGCTAGGATGTTAAAGTTCCTTTCGGCACTTTTAGACTTATATCCGTCTGGCTTATGGATGCGGAATATCTTATCTATACCAATCGTCTTGTTCGCCTCTTTGGTGACAAGCATTTCATGCACCCGATTCTTCCAAGAACAAGTTCCTTTCCTAGAAATTTCTTCACGAAGGGGAAGTAGGCCAGCGTTTTCAACCCAATATTTTAAGGCTACTAGGTGAGCGTCTTTCTCTATGGCTTGGGCAATAGCTTCCTCCACCACCTTCTCCCCGCCTTCTGCCATTACATCGTCAGCATCTACCCATAAAGCCCATTCACACTCACAAGCGTCTAGCGCAGTATTCCTAGCAGTTGCAAAATCATCTATATGCTCCCAATCAGTTCTTTTATTCTGGTAATGAACGACTCTAGCACCGAGAGAAAGTGCGATCTCCTCCGTCTTATCGGCCTTAGCTGACCCCCTAGCCATACATACAACAACTTCTTTTGAGATTGGCTTAAACGATTCAATGCAACGCTGGATGTAGGCTTCTTCATTGCCAGCTATAAGATAAACAGAGAGAGGATATTTCAAGGGGATTTCGGGGTTGAGGATTTTAGTTCATAAGGATGTCAAAAAGAAAAGGGGGGAGTAGGCTTTCACCCGCTCCCCCCATTTCAAGGAATCAACCACCAATCTTTATGCGAAGTTTGTGGTGATACGAACAGCGGCGTTCGGATCAATGATAACTTCGTCCGTATTCATACGAACCCGGAGCACTTGGCTACGGCGAGCGTCATCCCGATAGCTTTCCGATACAAAGCCACCAGCCGCATCGCCAGTCCAAACCAAGGTGCGTCCAACTCCACCAGCGGTGAACTCACCACCAGTAATTTGACCCACGATGATTTTAGTGTCTGGAACAACGAACGAACCAGAGTAGCTCTTGTTCTTGCCAGCGGTATTGTAAGCCGCACGACCAATCAAGAGGTTCGTGACGCCGAGAGCCGCCGCAATCTCCGCTTCGGAGAGCAAGCGAGCACCTGTGCTAGAAATCACTCCGAAGAATTGGTTTTGCAATAGGGTCGAGCGACGAATCAACTCAAACACATTGGCCGACATCGCAACGCAATTTGACTCATACCCATATTGGGCGAGGGCCAACTTGGCCGCCGCCACATCACGAGCGATATCTACTGTTGCAACTAAGGCTTGGGTGTAGGCAACTGCACGAGTTTGGTCAGCAATAGTGAAGGGAGTTGAGCTAGCCCAGAGAAGATCGGCCACCCGCTTCTCGTGGGAGAGTTTCAACTGACGAAGCAAGAACTTCGCTGTTTCGCTCTCGTATGAGAAGAAACGATTCAAGTCAGCGGAAGCATCATCAGGAAGCAATTCTTCCAGTCCGAATTCCGAAGTTGCAAAATTTGCCGAGCTGAAAGAACGAATTCCTCTGCTGTAGTTAGAACCACTTTCACGATTGAGAGCGTTGTTGCTGAGGAGTTCGCCAGCCGCCAACTGCACTTTCAGATATGTTCCCGCTTTCGCATCAACATTCTGAAGGGGCAATAATTGCGCTCCGATCAAACCCACATCCGCTTGAGGGGCCTCAATGAGAGCCTGTGAGATGTCCGCCCTAATAGTTGTTCCGCCGTTAATAAATGCCATATATTTTAGTCTTTCTTTGTTGGGTTAAATTACTGGGTGAGAGGAACTGCAATTTCAACAACCGCATCAGCCGCTCCACCTTCGAGGGCAACTCCGACGATGCCAGTATTGGCCGCCGCAGTTGTCACAAGACCACTGCCAGTCGTGGCAACCAAGCCACCAATAGCAATAGCCGTTTCGCAATTAGCGAAGAAGGTTGGGTAAAAGAGTTTAACTGATCCGACTTCAGAGGCGGCCACATCCGTTAGGGTGGAGCCGACACAACGAGCCGAGCCAGAGACAGCCGCACGAGCCGTGCCGTCAGTATGAATTTCTACTAAGCGATAAGCACAGATCGCAGTAGCAGAAAAGGTGAAGGTGCGAACCGCACCGCCGTCGATATTAGTTGCCATATATTTTAATCCTTTTTCTTAGAGTTTGAAAATACCACGAGTCAAAGCCTCGGTGTATTCGGTTGGGTTTGATAGCATCACGGCCTTCATAGCCTTGAGCTTAGAAGTTCCGTAATCGCTATGGGCGGCCACGAGTGCTTCAAAATTCTTGGGTTCTTCCTTTTTCTCGGAAGGAACTTCGATGGAGGGCGAGGCGGGGATGGGCTTAATGCCGAACTCGGTGAGAACTTTCTTCACCACCGCACTCATCTCCTCGTCCTTCTTATCTTCGGAGGGTTCAATCTCAACGGAGACTTCGGGGGCGGGAGTTTCGGAGGGCTTCTCCTCTTTTTGCATTTCTTCTTTGGGTTTCATAGCGGCTTCAAGAGCCGATAAGCGGACTTTAATGTCCTCAACATCTTTCATATATTGGTCATCCATATTAGTTTTAACCTTTTTGTCAAGTGGTGCGCTCTCTACAACAGCTTGTGGGATTGTCCCACCAGAAACATAACCTAGCTTTTCCATAAACTTAACCATCTCCTCGAAGAGTCCGTTTGTAGCCGCCGGCGAGGAAACAAGATCAGCCGATGCGATGCTCTGGGGTCTGATGTAGTCCTTTCCATCAATCGTCTCGCTCTCGTTTACAAAGGCCAAAGACACGCCGAACTGGTCGGGGGCTTCGCTGGCCATCTCTTTGATAAGGCCATAATGAGGAGAGTTGCGGAGTAAGCGGAGATCGGCAACCAGCTTGTTCCCCTCAATGCGGGGATTCCTTGCAAACCCTACGCAAGCCGATAATCCCGATCCATGATCCATCTTAACTTTAGTCCCATTCTTGGCCATCTTCATTAGGTCGAGGGCTTTGCTTAGGCTAACTGCATCTACAAAGAGATCGTGGCCTTTAGCCTCTCCCACTTCAAGAATGGAGACTGAGGCCATCTCGGTTTCGTCATCAGCATAGGTGGAGTAAGCAACCGCTGAACGCTGGCTTTCGTCTGGGAAATCGCTTATCGCTTGGTCATCCCCCATAAAGCGGGAAACGAAGTCTTTCTCTGATTCATCTGCGCTAGGAATTGGTAGGGGCATAAATCCCTACCTTATGTCAAAGGAGATCGCCGTCTGCTTCTCGATACGACTTCTTAACCTCTCCACCGCCAGCCATCTTGAGAAACTTGTTCACCCTAGCCATCGCCCAAGCGTTCCTAGAGTTGGGCTTCCCCCCGCTGATGGTAGGTCGAAAACTGGTGGAGAACGCCCCTGCTCCCCTTCGGAATACTTTCTTCAATGCTCCGATGCTGGGTGCGTTTTTCTTGGGGTGATCTTTCTTGAACTCGGCAATCTTGTTCTTCAAGGCTTCCTCGTTCTGTTCTGAAATCTCAATATCCCCAGCCTTGCTCCGGGTGCTTGCTGTGCCTTCGGGGTTCTCCTTTGAGCCTTTGATTCGTTCCTTGGGAGGGGCGGGGGTCTGGGAGACTGGTCGGGCTAGTTCTTCTTTCTTGTCTGTGATCGGGCCACCCACAATCCAAGCGTCACAAGTCCTTTTAGATGCACACTTAAAATCAAAAATCTCGCAGTAGCCAAGATTCCCACCCACGGCTACTTCGTTGGCATCCTCGCCAATCCCCTTCTTGATACATCCTAGAATCTTGTTCCTCTGGTCAAAGGCCGCACAATTCCCGCAAAGCATCTTCTTTGCTGTTGGTACATCCCCTTGAAATTCGTCTGCCTTGGCTTTCCAATAGTCCTCGTTGGGTTCGTTAGGATTGGCTGGGCCATAGTTCGCATCGTCCACGGCTGTCTGCCTATTGGCTAGGTTGGTCTTTACATCTTGCGTTGCGATTGGGCAAGAGGCTGGTTCGGCTAGTTCTTTGTCGCTTGCGATTGTGATTACAGAATCACCTATTTCTTGCTCTTTGATATTGCTCATATTTGTTCTATTTCTACAAAGTGAGTTTTTGATTTGCCTGTGGTTAATGTTCTTTGGCTTGTTACTCGATAGTTGCCCTTTGGAAGAACCACCTCCTTGAATGATGAATCAAGGGCTGGGCGTTTTGAATTTATTGTGCTTATTCCTCTTTTTGCTTTAATCTTAAATAGTATTGAATCTCCATCTTGAGCCTTGCTTCCGCTTCTATTTGCATATTTTGCCGCTACCTCTGGGTCTGACGATGCAGACATAACAGCGGCAAATTTTATGCTTTTATCCCCTTTAAGTATTTGGTCTAGGATTGGCTTGCTCTGTGATGAGTCTGCCCGAAATCCTCTGTATATTGTCTGCTCAGACTTAAAACTAGAGTTTGCAAGTTTGTTGAGCTCTCCAATTCTCTTGTCTACCGCTACTTTGGCTTTTGCTATGTAGGGCTTTAGATTCTCGTTATCACCAATTCGAGCATATTTTCTTATTGATTTCAATTCATTTTCATTAAATGTATCACCAGTTATATCCTCAATCAGTTGGGCTTGACTATTACCAGCAACCACCGAGGTCAATCTATTAAACGCATCATTTTCAGACATTCCGCTTTCTTTGAATCTTTCATATGCAATCCAAGGAGAGCCAGCGTTTCCTCGGTAGTCATCGACAATCTGCTTTTCTTCTGATGTCGATTGTCTCTTATCATCCTCATATGCATTGGTTTTCGTGTACGCATCTTTAATGGCCTTCATATGATCTTCTTCGGACACATCGGCAGAATTTTTATTATCGTATTTATATTTATCTAGTACGCCTGTTTCCTTTGGGCTTGGGGCAAGAGGCTTCTGTGGTTCTGCCTTTTCCTTTTTATCGCCTTGGGGTGTTGGTCGTTTATAGTCCTTTGGGATTTGTCCTCCGGGTCTGGTTGGTTCGTAGCCACCCTTGAGCGGGGGTCTGCCGTAGCCTACTGCACATTCGTTGGATGGCCCGAAAGTCCCGCCCTCGGATTGCCCACAATCCCTACCCGCTACGAACTCAGTTTTCTTGTCCCTCGCATCCATCTGACCAACCACTTTCTTTGCCCAAGAATAGCCAGCATCCCCGCCCCATCCATTCCACGCTTGCCATCCTTTTCCTTGTTCTCCGAAGGTCGAGCCTTTCTTGTCCACTTCGTGCCTATCGAAAAAGGCTTTCATCCTTTTAATAGTGTCGGGCGACATCTTCACCCCATTCTGCAAGTCTCTAGCCCTAGCAAGCCCTACTGGGGTCATTCCTCGTTGGCTAGGTGGTTTGGTCTCCCGCACCTCTAAGGCTCTTTTAGCGGCATCTCTAGCTCCTTGCGGGGGTGTAAAATCAATCCCATCATACTTTGCCAACTCAATGCCACCCATCATCCCCTCAATCAGCATCTTGATTGATGCAGGGTCGAGGCTTTCTAAAATCTCTAAGCTACTTTTTTTTTGTGCGGTTGCCGTGGGGGCGGTCGGGGGTGTGGTAGGTTCTGGGACTGGGGGGGTCGAGCCTCCCGAAGTATCGCCTCCCTCGTCTTTCGCAATCTGTTGTTTCTCTTCCTTGGTCGTGGGGATGGTTGTACCGATATTGACCCCTGCGATGATTGCCCTTGCTTGGTCTGGGCTGATGGTCGGGAAGGCCGCCGTGATGATAGAGATTGCACCCTCTTTGGAAACTGCACCAATAGCCACGGCGTTGATGATGTTGATAAGCGATGAGACTTGCGCTCCGTTGAGCGAAGCACCGCCAAGCATATCCGCATCGCCTTCTTGACCTTGGGGCTGGTCGGTTGGCTTCTGCGCTGTCTGCACTTGACTTTCCCTTTGAAGTCCTTGCATAGCAATATCTGAAATTGTGTCGGCTGAAACTTCATATTCCCCAGACAAGTCCTTAATCAGCTTGGCCTCAATCGCCCTCTGTCTCATTGCGCTCTCAAAGTCTTGGCCACGTTCGGCGTAGATGTCGGCGGCGGTTCGGAGTCCTGTCTTGAACTCGGAGATTGCGGAAGCGGATTCTCTGCCCAAATCAATAGAGACATTCGCCCCAAAGTTAAAGATGCCCTTGGCTGTTCTGCTTCCAGAGTTGTTCTCGATCAATCCCCTAGCAACTGCATCGGCGATTACGATGTTCTTAATTGGGCGAAGAACCTTATCGTCTAGGAGCTTCTGGTATCTGCGGAAAGTTCGCCCCGCTTGTTGCATTTCTAGGCGAGCGGTTGGGCCACTCATAGCGGAAGGGTCAACGGCGAAGCTGTAAGGGATGCCTACCCCTAAGCAAATGTTGCGGAGTAGAATCTTGTGAAATTCTGCGAACGCACCACTTGGTCTGTTCGGGCCATCGGGGAACTGAATCGTTTCGCCCGGTTCGAGATAACTGACCTTGCCCGATTCCATTGTCTCTAGCTTGATCGCTTGGTTATCAAAATTGTTATCAGCTGTCAGATCACTCAAGTCCGAAGCATTATTGTTGTTTCTTAGAACGATAGCACTCTGCGAACTCGCTACCTTAGCGGACATCTTTTCAAAATTGATTATGTCGTAAATGTCTTGTGCATCGTTAATTGCGGTATGAAAAGCAGAGATGCCCCTATACTGGTCGATGCGTAGTGGGTCGTATAGGTGGAACGCTTGGCTTGCGCTCACCTTTTGTTGAAAGGTGTAAGCATTTCCAATAGATCGTGCAAAAATATCGTAGGCAGTAGGAGCACCAGTTTCTTGATCTATGTGGATGCCCCCGATTAGATCGCTAGTGGTATAAACTTGAAATGGATTGCCGAGTCGATCTGCTTCGATGCCTTGTAATTTTAGATCGCCATTATTGTCTCTAATCAAAAGGAATAAAAAGTCACCATCTCGGAGCATCGACATCACCGCAACTTGCATAAGGGTTGAACCAGTATGCCTAGTTGAGATGTCGCAGTTATCCCACCATTCAGACCAGAACGATTCAACATCTGTATTCACCGCTGGCTCGCTAGTCCGTGCTTGGTAGGAAACATTGGCCGCCGTGTGCGAGGCAAACTTCATTAAGATAGATCGAACCAATCCAACATTCTCAGCTAAGTCCCTGCTCCGCTTCATTAGTTCAATACGATCGTATCCAGTCCGATAACTCTCCGCACCCTGCAACACGCTCGGGCCTTTGCGCTCCCGATTGTACTTAGTCGCATCGTAGTTAAAATGGGTCAGCTTTGCCCTTGCAATCGCTCTATTAACTCCCGCTTGTGGGTTGACCAAGGCCACGGCTCGGTCGATTAGGTTAAGGGATATTTTCTTCACGGGCCAAATTTTGCGTATGTTGTTCTAATCCTTGTGCCACTCAGATTTTGAATGGCAAGCGTTAGTTCGGCGATTGTTGACGAAACTTCACCGAGGTTCGCCCTAGAAAAAGAACGACCAGCTATCGAATACGAGCTACCCGCCACCGCAATAGCCTCAAGGCAGGTGACATATTTGTCACGCAAGGAGGTTAGGGTGGCTAGGGGTAGCCCAATAAAATCACCCCTCGCCATTGATTTCCTCCTCTGTCAAACTTGCGGGTGATATTTTGAGGAGCTTGTATAGGCCAGCCCCCACTATATTCATGCACTCACAATCGAGTAAGTGGTTCTGCTTTCCTATCTGCTTCCACACCATCCTAGTTCTGCCGTTGAGGGGGTTCTTCACCGCCACTTTCACCTCTGCCCTAATATGAGTATGCCAAACTTCGGGAGCGTCATCAGCCACAAATCCGTCCGAGTGGAGTAGATTGGAGAGTATGTCTTTGATTGATGGATTAGACCAGCGCCATACAGGGCAAAGCCTCCACTTCCATCCGAGTCTCGATTGCCCTACCTTACCCGATAGGGGGTCTCCATTAGAGATTCTTGCAAAGGGTCGGGTGACTTTCTGCTCCCCTACAATCTCCGAGAAGGAGGAGCGATCTGAACCAACCAAGGCTATCCATCCGTGCAAGCAACATTGATAATAAACATCTCGGGTTTGATCGCCCGAATCTATAAAGACCATTTTGGGCTGTACCTTAAACTCGTCTGCCTTTGCTTCAATGTCTCCCCAAGTTTCAAGGCGGCCAGCCCATACCATCCTAGACTTGCCTTCATCATTATAGGCTCGAACCAGTACCCAAGTGTGAAAGCCACCGGACTCTTGCACATCGACGCTCATCACGCACTTCTCTCCCTCCCTAACCTCGCCCATTTTATATCCACCCGCCTTAATCTCGATTCGTTCTTGTTCGTGTTCTAACCAAGGCTCGGCCAATACTCGATTGATAAAATCTTGCAAGCCCACAATCCCCGCATACTTATCTTGCAGAAACTTAACTGCCAAGCTCCCGAATGTTACCCACGGAGCGTACAGGCCGTTGAGGTGGTAGGAGCGCCTAGCTGGTTCGCCGTTGGGGTTGGTTGCCTTCCATTCACCCCCTCGAAGCATAGCGGTTTTTTGTCCATCGGTGATTGGCTTCTTGCATCCCTCACACTCATAAAAGGCTGAGGATTTTACTAGGGCGAAGTCATACACGCTGTCCTCTAGTTTCGCCTTATCGTCCCACTTAATCTGTCCCCAGATAAGTTTTTGTTTTAATCCGCAGTATGGACAGGGCACAAAGAAGAACCGCATATCCCCTTTAAGCCACTCGCTCCAAATCGTACTATCTGCCGTAGTCGGGGTGCTGGTGGTTATGATTAGGTGGTTCGGGTAGGTGCTAACTCTCGCCTCTGCCAGTTGCAACGCTCCCGCCTCTGTTTTGCTTGACCCTGCCTCTGGGTATTTGTCCACCTCATCGAGCATCAAAAGGGAAACGCTACGAGACGCAAGATTGGCGGGGCTGTTGCTTCCCACAAACCAAAGGCTCATCTTTCGGAAATGCTGTTCGAGAATCTTGATCTTGTCTGTGTTGTCGGGCTTTTCTTTTGCTAGGGCTGGGCAGTCATCAATCATCGGTAGCCACCTAGTTTCTGAGAACGATCTAGCAAGAGCCTCGGAGGGCATAACCCAAAGGGCAGGGCAAGGCCGCTCGGCTAGTCGATAGGCTAGGCCAGCGAGAATAGTTGTAGTCTTGGAAGTCTGCGCTCCCCAAACTAGGCACACCCGCCGAACTGAATCATCACCGAAAGCCTCAAGGGGTTCTCGGACATAGGGCGTTAAGTTGGTCGAGTACGCACCGGGGATGTTCGTCACCCTTGCCGATAGCGTAAGGTTTTTCTCTGCCCACTCTGGAATTGAAAGATGCTCTCTGGGTTTGAATAAATCTCTAGTGAATCCGTTGACTTCCGCAAGCGTGTTCATCGCCTCACCATATAATCTTTTGCATATGCCCACGCTGGATTCATATGAATCTTGTGGTGGCAATCAAAGCACACCGCCAAGAAGAACTCTACCTCATTGAGCCTGTCCCCGAATCTCCCCCGCCTATGATGAACTTGGCTTGCTACGCTTGAACATACTTGGCAGAGAGGGTTGAGGGTTAAGAACTTTTCCCTCACTTCCTTGTAAACATCATTCTGCAACTTTCTTTTCTTGGACACTCGGCGTAGCGGTGTCTTGCGTTTTAGGGGGGAGCGTTTCATTTTAAGCAACTTTCCCGATAGGTGTATTTTGTGATAATACAATCCATTGTTGTGAAATAATTACTGATCGGGAAGGTTTCATTCGTCTTTGTCGAAGTATGGCAAAATCAACCCCAATAGGCAAAGGCCAACTACAATGAATAGAAAGCACTCGTTCATTTGCGGCAAGCAATAATTGTGTCGCAAAAAGCTCGCAACTCTTTTATTGTATCCTCAAATCTTCCAACATTCCTTGCCCTAGCCAATAGCCAAGGGGAGGGATTTTCGCTTGATGTAAAGAACAAGACTGGCTTCCCCTTCATATGTGCGTAGAAAATCTCCATAGCTGTTCCCCATCCCGGCTTATCTGCGTTTGCTAAAACAACATCGGCCTTGTCCACTTGCATCAAATCGGCCTTTACGATGCTATTGCTATTTACAACATCGAACTTTGTTCCTCGGAAGTCTCTGTCTAGAGGGTTTAAGATTTCATATAGGTCTTGAAGTTCTGTTGTGGCCACGCCTCTCCACTCTTGCTCTTGATCAGTTGTCCCATAGATCGGGCCAGATAAATATAGTTTTGGTTTCATAGTGCCTCTACCTTAACTCTATTATCCCTGCCTTCACGCAGTAAGACTGACTTCAATTTTAGTTTGTCACAATTAAAATGAAGCAGTCTTTTGAAAAACCAGTTGGCAACATTCTCAAGTGTTGTTGGAAAAATAAAGACATCGTTTAGATTTGAGTGATCACAAGCAGAAACCAAGGTTTGCGTAAATGATTTCAAATGTCCGAAAGGCCATATCATAGGCTCTGCCTCTGTGGGAAAACCCTGCCATTCAACCTCCAAATAGTATGTGTGTCCGTGATCGTAAAAGCATTTTGATAAATCGACAAGAAATGGTTGCGATAGGTAGCTAAAATCTTCTTGTTTAAGTTTATGTGAAGAATCAAATGTGAATGATTGTGTTATGGTGTATGTTGCATTTCCAAGGTGATCGTTAGGCGGGTGTTTCATAGGCATAATTGTCTCCTCCCTGTTATGTATTTTTCCTCAAGATAGTCGATCAATGGTTGGATTCTTTTTAATCCTCCACGCACCCACCCAGTTCCATCGCAACTTTCAACTCCGTTCTCGTCACATATCCAAAGCCCCTCGTATGAATTGACCCTTCCACAATGAACTCGTTTTCCCATCTTGCAAAATTCTGGTAGCATCTTCCACTTCCACTCAAACGAACCTCCAATAAATATTACCTCTGCTTCCGCTGGAACATCCTCTTGCGTCATTCCGTCTTGAACTACAAATGCGGGGTTGAACCCAAGTGATTTTATTCTACCGGAATGTATGCCCCATCTTGTAATCGTTTCTTCTTTGTCTAAAACCTTGTCTGGACAAGCAACCCACAATGGCTTTCTTGATGGTTCAACATTCCCAAGCATCTCATAAAAGGCGGCCTCATCCCATTCTGTTTTGTTTGTGAACGCATAAAAAGCCCCATTATCAAGGGCGTATGGAATCACCTCTGGTATGTATCTCCACCCATTCGGAGACACTAAAAGACCTATTGAGCCTATGAACTTTCCAGCTAGATATCCTATCATAAAGCCTGTATTATTTGCTGGCATAATTATCACTTAGCCTCCCCCATTAAAAGCTCATTCACTTGTTAATCCACTTCCCAATACATTCGAACAGGGTGACGATCAGATAGGCTAGAATGATGAAGCCCCAGAACGCCACATTGAGAATCACGATTGCAAGCACTATCCCCACGGCTATTTTTAATGCTAATATCATTTGAACTCTCCTTCTGCTTTTTGGATGGTAACGAAGATTTGATCTACCCCTTCTTGAATAGCCACCTTCGCACACTCTGGGTCTGAGGGATTGGCTCGGGCTGAAAGGGAGGAGGGCATTGCGTCCATTAGGTTTCGGATTGCTCCGAACCAAGTCGATATGAACTCTTTAACCTCGCCCATCGCAAGGGTGTTGCGCTTTCTAAGGTCATAGTTCTCCTTTGCTTCCTCGGCTATGATAAGGCTCTTTTGAGCGTTGATTTGCGAGTCCACCGCCGCCCTCATCGCCACCGCATTACCCTCGGCACTAGAATTTTTAAGCATCGCATTGGCTTCTAGCAGGGCTTGTTCTGCCATCTTGATTCTTGCGTAGGGGCTTATCCAGTCACCCTCTTCTTCTTGAACCTTTGTTGACTCTATTTTGACTGGGTTTTTTAGTTTGCCCCCGCCCCTTCCCACTCGTTTCTGGTTCGCCATCCTCCAATTTTCCGCATCGCTTTCACTCTGTAACGGCATCCCCCTTTTTACCATTTTGGAAATCGCCCCTGCGCTTATTCCCCACTTTTTAGCGAGCGTGTTTTGGGTAATCATTTGTAACTAGCTTAACCTAAGGGTTTTGAAGTCAACTCGTACAAATTATTCGCGATGGGAACC